ATTTAGGAGGAAAACCGATGGCAGAAGACATCCAAGCTGATGTTGCAACGGAGCAAGTCCAACCAGAGGCCACCCAAGTTACTTTTGGGCAAGGCGATAGTGTTGACACTTCAAGCAACGAAAATGGACAAGTTGAAAGCGAGTCTATAAATTCATGGGAAGGAGATAAGCGTTTTGAATCGCACTGGGGCAAAGACCCAAACAAAATGTATGAATCATTACGATATCATGAAAAACGACAAGGTGACTTCGACAAACAGATTAATGACTATAAATCTCAAGTTGACGAACTCCAAAAATATAAAGACGACTATACAACCCTCGAGGATTTATTTAATCATCCTCAAATTGGGCCTGATATAGAAAGCGTCTTAAATAAACATCACAATGGTAATCAAGATCAATCGCAGCCAGTAGCTAATATTGAAGACAATAGATTGAATGAAGTGTTAGCTTGGAAACAAAGCATTGAGCAGCAAGCGTTGTCACATTATGAGACACAACAACAAAACAACGCCTTTGATTCTATTAACGAATATGCAAAAAGCCAGAATATACAATGGGATAAGAACGAGTTTGTAAATTATATGCAAGCTAACAATTTTCCTGTAGAGACTTGGCCGATTGCATTTAAAGGTGTTGCAAGTGAGCAAATAATGGCCAACCAGCGATCAAAAGCTGCAGAGCAAGCACTAAGCAAGGCACAAGCCACGCAAAGTGTTGTTACAGGCAACAATAAAGTCTCAGTGACTTCAAAGGCCCCTAGTAACATTAATGACTTGAAAGCGCAACTTGATCAAATATTACCAGGATAAAAAAAAGGAGAATAAACGATGTCTTTAAGTACAGCACAACTCGACGAAGTACAAGCGGTCGCGCATAACGCTTTCGAAAAAATTATGCCAGATCAATTTTTAACAGCTTCGGCATTTGGAAACATGATGTCCAAAGCCCCTAACTTGCAATATGTTTCAGGTGGAAAAAAAATCCAGCAGCCAGTACAAATTGCCGAAAACCAAGCAGACGGTTTTATTGATGGCAAGTTTGACGTATTAGATTTGTCAGCGTCCCAGCAACTAAGTTTTGCGGAGTTCGACTTCAAATACCAAAACTACAATATAACAATTACTCTTGATGATATTACAAGAACTGACCAGACCCCTAACGCAATTAAATCACTTGTAGTTGAAAAGGTTAATTTAGCTGCCGGAACTGCCAAGCGCACCTACGCTAAAGCATTGCACGGTAACGGTACTGATTCTAGCGGAAAAGCAATTAACGGACTTGGGGACGTAACTGCTGCCTCTGGTACTGCTTATGGTGGGATTACGAACACTGATTTAGATGATCCTACCACCTGGTTGACTGAAATTGATTCAAGCACTAATACAATTAATTATGCAAACTTGAACTCTCTAGTTGGTAAGTTGATTGCTCGTGGGCAAGTTGCAGGAGATGCAGCCGGTTCATTTGCGCCTGACGTAATGATCTCCAACTCATTCGTACAAGACAAATTCTTAGAGTCTCAACAATCACAACAACAGTTTGCCCCTGCAGACGATTTAGAGGCTGGGTTTAGAGGATGCGTTTATAGAGGAATTAATTGGTACATCGATGACTTTAGCCCAGGTACTGGCGATGGATCAACTGCAGACAACTTTTTATATGTATTGTCTACCCCAACCTTAGCTTTGAAATACAAGTATGGTTTTGAAGGAAAAAAAGCCCCAGTTGATTTTAACGGGCGTATTCCTAATCAACCGGCTAATAGTTCACAAGTTTTTATGGCTTACAACTTAATTTGCCGCGCTCGTCGCTACAACGGTGTTTTCAAGGCTCTTCAGTCTTAATAATTATTGAAAGGAGAAAACTATGTCTTACGTAAATTCAATCGACACTGATGACTTAACAAATCCCTCTAGCACACGTCAATATGAGCTAGGCGCACGATATGTTGATAATTCAGACACTAATGCAATTAAAAAAGAATATGTATATGTAAAAGCACACGCTGCTTTAACTCAGTATCAGCCATACCAGTTATCAGCGGTAAACACTGCTGGAGCTGAGGTATCAACTAAAGCCCCTGCTACTACTGCAAGTGGAGCCACTGTAGTTGTACCTCAAGTTGCTGTAACTTCTGGTTACTATGCTTGGGTTCCCCTAAAAGGAATTGTAACTGTATTGACTACTGATACATTCGCAGCCGGTGACTATGCCGAATTATTGAACGCAGGAACTGGTCTTAAATTAGACGGTGGGGTTTCTGGGTCAACTGCTGAAGGTGCAGGTTCTGTTGGAATCGCAACTACTGCAACAAGCGGTGGTTCAGCATCTTTTGTATTGTCAGGTAACGTAGTAGCTGTAGCAGCTTCTTAATAGTTTATTGGGTGGTGGCCTTGTGCCACCCCCGCTACTAATAAAATGGCAAACTTTCAGGATATTCTAGCAAACGAAGGGGTTAGGTACTTCAAGTCAACTGGTACTGGTACAGACGCAGACCCTTTCATTCCATCAACATCAACGGCAATTAGTGCCGATGAGGTATCTAGTATTACTAATTTTAGTGTGTCTATTGGTACAAGTAGCACGCAAGTGTTAGCGGCGAATAGTGGCAGAAAATTACTAATATTGGTTAATGACAGCGATGAGCCTATTTATGTATCATTAGGCGCAACAGCAACACTTAATAACGGGATACGACTAAATGCAAGCGGTGGGGCGTTGGCATTAGATAACCCGATATATAAGGGTGTTGTAAATGCAATATCAGCTAATGGAAGTAAAACATTAGTAGGTGCTGAGGGATGACTTACATCTACAACCCCACTGAAGGTGGCGGAGGTGGTGGTACAGATAAGTTTCTATCGTCTTTAGGCTTTAACACTGGCACTGGCGTTCTAACAGCCACCATGAACGATAGTGCAACAAGAACAGTTGACTTAGACGGACGATACTTAGAAAACGTAGTAGAAGACACAACGCCACAACTTGGTGGAGACTTAGATTTAAATAGCAGTGATATTACAGGTACAGGAAATATAAATGTTACTGGATCATGCACACTGACAGGTGACTTAACTGTTGATACAAATACGTTATATGTCGATTCCACAAACAACCAAGTTGGAATTGGCACAACAACACTAGCAGAAACGCTTACTGTTAATGGCAACGTTGAAGCTGACAACTTTATTGGCGGATTGCGAGGCGAAGTGCAATTCAAGGCACAAGCCGGTGAAGCAGTAAGCAAAGGGGACCCTGTTTATATTTCAGGTATATCAGGTAATACCCCTGTCGTTAACATAGCAGATGCAAATGACATTAATAAAATGCCAGCGTTTGGCTTAGCTGAAAGCACTGTATCTTTAAATTCTTCAGTTAGTGTTGTTACCTTTGGCACTTTGTCAGGAATTGATACAAGTTCATTTAGCTTAGGGGATGTTTTATATGTATCTAATACAGGAACATTAACAGATACACGGCCAAAAACAGAATCGTCATTAATACAAAACATTGGAAAAGTTCAGCGAGTACATGCCACAAGTGGATCAATAAAAGTCGGTGGTGCAGGGCGAACAAATGAAGTGCCAAACTTAAACGAAGGTAATGTTTTTATTGGTGACGCAACAGGTTGTGCTATAACCAGAGCGTTATACCTTGATGACGTATCAGAGACAGCGACTAACAAGCATTTTACAGCAAGCGACAATACTAAACTAGATGGCATTGCATCGGGTGCAGAGGTAAATGTAAATGCAGATTGGAACGCTGCTAGTGGTGATGCACAGATACTTAATAAACCCACAACAATAACAAGTGCAGAGCAAACTAAGCTGGGTCATATATCCGTTACACAAGCGGTTGACCTAGACACCATGGAATCTGACATAACAACAAACAACGCAAAAGTAACTAATGCAACGCATACGGGTGACGTTACTGGTGCCACAGCCTTAACTATTGCAGATGAGGCCATAACCAATGCAAAAATTGCACACGTTGCGACTGGAACGGTTAAAGGCAGAACAACAGCAGGTACAGGGGATGTCGAAGACTTAGCAATATCAACAACGCTTAAAACTGCACTAAGTCTAGTTAAAGGTGATGTAGGGCTTGGGAATGTAGCTAATGTAGATACAACAAATGCAAGTAACATATCAAGTGGCACACTAGCAGAAAATAGATTGCCAAGCATCGATGCAGATAATACAACAATAAGTAATTTAACTGTAACAAATTTAAAAGGTGGGGTACTTGATACAGACCTAAACAGTGTTAGTGCAAATCATGATACACTTGCCAGTGCTAAAGCAATCAAGGATTATATAGATGCAAGGGTGCAGTATGCATTGAATAATGCAACGCAGTATTTTGGGTAAATAAATGAGTATACAAGACAAATTAGATATATATAAAAAGCGATTAGAAGAAAAATACATAACAGATATAATGACGCCTAAGCAAAAAGCTGATCGTAAAGTTGTCATTGATATGGGCATTGATGCTATGTCATACGGAATTCAAGACTTTAGTCAAAAAATTGAAAAAGAAGTTAGTAAAAATAAATTAATATTAAATGGGATAATAACTGGTATTGTAATAATAGCAACGGCCGTGGCCGGTATTATTGTTCAAAAATTGTTAGGAGTATAAAAAATGTTGGTTAGCGATGTTATAGACAGAATTAATACGGCAATATCTGATGAGGATAGTACTAAAGCTAGTAACACACTTTTTACTAACAAGCGTAAAGTTAATCAGCTTAAAAACTCATTAGATCAATATGCGAGCAATGTTAAAGGTATAGAGGATATTTTTAGCACGCCTGTAAACACGTCAAATCGGGTTGTAACAGGCCCAACTAATGCAATAAGATCACAGGCCTACAGGCTAGCTTATATATGGCGTGATGGACGTAAAAACCCATTGAACATAAAAAACTTAAATTATGTAACGACAGAGTTTCCTTATAATACAAATGCAGGGATACCACGTTTTATAAATGTTTGGAATAACAAAATAACTATATACCCAGATAGCAGCAGTTCAGCACAGACAACAACACTTAATGGTGCAATTAGTGACAGTGCTACTACAATTACTGTAGCGTCAACCAATAGCTTTCCTGAGCTTAACGGACGCATCACTATAAATAACGAAAAAATACGTTACACAGCCAAAACAGCAACAACATTTACTGGATGTACTAGAGGTGTTGAAGGAACAACAGCAGCAGGGCACAGCGACACTGACACAGTTACGCACAACAACTTTGAGTTGTTTTACAGACGCAAGCACTTTGAAATCAGCGTTGATGCTAACGACACAATTAGCCCTACAGACCTAGCCAAAGAAATGGAAATACCAGACGAGCATGTTGAGCCAATTGTTGATTTAGTTGCCAATAAATTGTTAATACTCATCGGCGATTTTAATCTTGCTGATCGATACAAAATAGATGCAGCAGCCTTTTTCAGACAAGCGAAAAATGATATTGAGGCAGGCTATGGCGATGTGGTACAAGGAGGCATGATTGGTCACGCCTATGATTGGGAAGTGAATAACATAGGAGCAACAATTTGAGCTTTGTTGTAGAATCTTACGAATCTAAGGGGTTACGTGACGACAAAGGGCGCAAGTTTGTTTCGCCTGAGTATTTCTACAACATTGAAAACATGAATTACGATGGCATTATAGGTTGTCAGCGAATTAAAGCCCCAAGCGTTGAATATAACGTGGGCGCAAACCAAATTGATGGTGGGGTAGACTTTCGTTACATTGATTCAGTTGGTCAGTTCCAGAGTGAAAAAATAATTGTTCAAGGCGGGTCAATAATCAAAGACTTTCTCACCAGCCCAAGCACGGTGTATACAGGGCTAACAGCTGGCAAGAAATGCACGTTTGGGATACTTAACGACAAGCTGTTTATTACGAATGGCTCTGACTACCCGTTGGTTTATGACGGTACATATGTAAAACAAATGGGTGCCCCTACAGCTAAGGACTTGCTTGTAGCAGGTGGCTTAACAGGCGCTTATTACTACGCCATGACGTATGTTATTGATGGTGTCGAAATTATATTAGGAACTATTAGTAACACCATTACTGTATCAAGTAAAAGCATTGACCTTGATTTGCCGGTAGGAATAGCAACGTGCACAGCACGTAAAATATACCGTACAGAGGCAGGCGGCAGTACACTTAAGCTACTAACAACCATAAACGATAACACGACCACAACGTATCAAGATAATACGGCTGACGGCTCACTAGGCACAAATATACCTAGTACTAATAGTTCATGCCCAACACCACAGTTTATTACGGTTAAAGACGAAAAGATTATTGGCGCAGTAAATGCGAATAGACCTAACTACTTGTATGTAACAGAGTTTGAGGTGGAAGTGTTTTTCAACACGTCAGGCGTTTATGATGTATCGGGGGTAGGGAATGACAACTCGCCACTTACAGGCTTGATTGAAGACTATAACCAAATCGTGGTTTTTTCTGAAAAACATATCTATTTAGCAGATACGTCTGGCCTAACAACAAGCGTAAAACAAACCACGTCTAATGTTGGGTGTATCGATGGGTTTAGCATAGCTAGAATACCAGAGAATGACGTATTGCAGGGTGGGATTATGTTTGTTTCTAATTTGTATGACGTCCGTATTTTTAGTGGTAATATTGCCACCAACCTAGCGACAAGTTTTGACAACTTAACCACAAATAATTTTTCTATTGCCTTAAATAAAGATAGTTTAAAAAATCAGTTAAAAGATAACCCACTAGAATCAGCATTTTTTGATTATAAGTATCATTTAATTGCGGAAACGTTCATGTATGTGTACGACATACGAATAGGCGGCTGGACTAAATACTTTATTAAAACAACGAGTTACACACCAGTCTATTGGAGGTTTTTTCAGATAGGCCAAACGCTATATGTATCACAAAAAAACATAGGTATTGTTGAGCAGATGTACAACGCTATTACCTATCGTGGGGAAGAGATTACAGCTTTTTTTGAAACGCCCGAAATCGCCGTTGGAACTGAGCGTAAGTTTTTTAAGAACTTATATATTTATTACGATAAATCTGGGAGCAACACGCTAACCGCACTTGCTACAATAGACAGCACCAAAACGGTAACAGCAACAATTACCTATGACGGCGCGTACTATGACTTCGATTACTTCGATGAAGACTACTACGAAACAACTGAAGATGAAGAAGACTATAAAGTGGTATATATAAATAAATACGCCAACTGGATGCGTTTTAAAGTGTCTACACAAACACAAGCAATTATAAAAGGTTGGAAGTTGGAAGGGCGAGTCGTTGGAAATTAAAGAAAAAGAAATGTCTATTAATAAGCTTATGGACCAGGCGGAATGCATTATAGCAACTGGAAAGCCAGTAGAAATGCCATTAACACATCGTTTTACTGATGGTATGTACATTCGCGAGATATTTATGCCGGCAGGATCAATCTTAACCAGCAAAATACATAAAACTAACCACCCATTTGTTGTCAGTAAAGGGAAGTGCATAGTTTACGATGGCAATAAACTAGAAACTATAACCGCCCCACACACAGGAATAACAGAACCAAATACGAGGCGTTTATTATATATAGAAGAGGATACAATCTGGACAACATTTCACGTAACAAAAAAAACAAATGTCGATGAAATTGAAAAAGACATAATACAAGAACATAATAATGAAATGTTAGACAAAGAATTATTTAATAAATTTAATAAAATAAACAGTAAAAATCATAAATATATAAAAGAGGAGCGAATTTCATGAGTTTTAGTAGTATAGCCGCTATAGCCGGGCCCGTAGTTGGGGGCTATGTTTCAGGACTGTTTGGTGAAAGAAAGGCAAATAAACAAATATCCGCACAAAGAGGATTAGAGGGGTTAAGATTATCGGCTCAAAAAGAAATTGCTGACAAACAATTAGCGCAAGCCCTTTCGCAATTAAGAGGCCGTCAAGTAGGACAAGAAGAAGCTTTAGGTCGGGCAACAGGTATAAGACAAGCCGGGGAGAGTGAATTTGAGCAAACAACAACAGGTACGCCACCAGCTATTGAGCAGCTTAAAACATTAATTAGGGAACGTGCTTTGCCTGAACAGCAACAAGCCCTAGCACAAACAAAATTAGGTTTGAGTCAGGCAGGCGTGCGTGGCCCTGAGGCAGGTGTAATTGCTGAACAACAAGCATCTAAAATGGGATTAGACCTATCACGTGCAGTTGAAGAAATTGCACTAAAGCAAGCATTAGCAGATAGAGAAAAAAGAGCTGCTATGGCTGGAACAAAAGCTATGGCAGGACTTGCACAAGAATTAACGCCAATTCAAAAAGTTGCCGGAAAGTCTAATTTAGAAATAGAGCAACAAAAAAAGCTAAAAACACAATCGGCCGAATTAAAAAAGGCTGAAGAGGAGCGCGCTAGGTTAGCAAGACTAGCAGCCGTTAGAGCAAACCGCAGAAGAAACCCTCATTCGGTATTTAATTATTAAAAGAGGTTAAAAATGATAGGAAAACCAAAAAACAAATTAAATATAACCCCAATGGCCCCCAGACCAACACAAGAACAAATGACAGCAGAGCTACTAGCAAGCGGTCAGCCAATACAGCCAATGCAACCACAACAGCCCAGCCCAGTTGATAACTTGATTGGTGGCTTAGGACAAGGTGCAAAAGGTTTATTGCAAGGATTTGGGGATTTCATTAGTGCACAAAAAGATACGCCAGAAGGCCGTTTATTGCTTAATAACATGCTTGCAGGGGTAACAGTTGCGTTAGGTTCTGATCCAGCGATAGGGGCTAATATCGTACAGCAAGGACAAGAGCAGTTTAAGCTTGGGCTAGCTAAACAACAAAAAGAAAGTGAACGTCAATTTGAATTAGAAAAATTAGGATTAAAAGAATCGCAAGAAACTAAAAAAGCAGAAAAAGAAGCTAAAAAACAAATTACGAAACTAGAAGATGATTATAGAAAAGAATATAACACAAAAAAGATAGTAAAAGACTCAAAAGAAATTGATTCAGCAATATCAAGAATGGACAACGTTTGGAATAAATATCAAAGCAATCCAAATCCAAATAGTAAAAACGCACTAGATCAAGCACTTGTTATTACATTTAATAAAATGTTAGATCCAGGGTCAGTAGTCAGAGAGTCAGAATTTGCACGAACGCCGCAAGGTCAAAGTTTTATTTCTAGAATACAAGGAGCCTCAGAAAAACTAGCTGAAGGTGGTGTGGGGCTTACGGATGCAGAAAGAGATGAAATTATTGTTGTTGCTAAACAATTACAAGAAGGCCAAATGATGCAACTTGAAAAAGAAAAGCAATTTTATAGAGAATTAGCAGAACAAAGAGGCTTAAATATTGAAAACATATTAGGTAAAAATAAAACAAAAGTTCCTTTAATTCCCAAAGGAATAAAAAGTATAACTGATAGCAAAAAAACTACACCTGTTATTAATTTAGAGAGTGGGTTTAGCATGGAGGTATTACCTGATGCCTAAGTATAAAATTACAGGCCCAGATGGGAGGCAATTTATACTAACTGGTGATAGCCCTCCATCACAAGAAGCAATAAATGAAGCATACGCAAATTTACCTCCATTAGATACTGCACAAGAAGTAACACAAGAGCCAACACTAATGGAAAAGATACGTGGCATATCTTTAAAAGATGTTATAAAAGGTACAAGTGAGGTTATAAAAGAAACCCCAAAACAAGTGGCTACGGACGTATTAAGATTAGCCCCGATTGCAGCAGGATTTGTCCCGGGGTTAGGTTTACCGGCACAAGCAGGAATAACAGCAGTTAGTCGTGCAGGTAGAGGATTATTGGAAGGCGAAGAAGCCCCAGAAGCGTTAAAGGCAGGAGCTATAAGCGGTACAGTTGAAGCAGGTATCGGCAAAGGTTTAAAACTGGCAAAGCCAGTGGCCAAAGCATTAGAAAAACCAGCAAAAGAAACAGCATCGTTTGTTGGTAATATTCTTAGCTCAGTCCCTAGAGAATCAATAGAAAAAGCGTTAAGCAATCCAAGAATATTAAAAACCAAAGATACATATACGGATTTAGGTGAAAAAGCAAAAGTTGGTTTGCAAAAGTTATTAAAAGAATCAGGCACACGAAAAAAACAAGAAACAAGAATTTTAAAACAATCTGAAAAGCAATTTGATTTATCAACATTCGTAAATCGTCAAAAACAACTGCTTGAAAAGAAGGCAGGACAACAAAGCGTGTACACGCCACAGGAAAGAGTTGATATTAATGAAATTTTGGATAATGTAAAAAGAGAGCGTAGCCCAGAGGGATTAAGAGAAATTATGGACCAGATTGACAATACAAGTCAATTGTATAAAGACCCCGCAACAGTTTCTAAGAGAACCACAAAAGGCGACAAAAAATTAAAAGAAATAAGCAACAAAATTAGAACTCAATTAAAAACTGAGGTTCAAGGGGTTTCTGAGCTACGAGAGCAAACAAAAGAGGTGCTTGAAATTAAGGAAATCCTTGGAAAAAAATTAGCAAAAAACAAAGACGCTTCAAAGCTTTTAAAAAGACAACAAGATGATGTTACACAAGAAGCATTACAAAAGTTAGATGACCTATTACCTGAAAAAAATAAATTTTTAAATAAGTCAGAAAACATAAAAATTAAAGAACAGTTTAGCAAAATTTTTCCTGGGCAAGGCGGTGGATCAGGTGGTGCCGAGGGAGTAGCCAATTTATTACGTGTTGGGGCAGGTTTAGCAACAACCCCATTAGCATTCCCCTTTATTAGCCCAGTTGCACAAAAAGCAGCTATTGGAACTTTGCCAGCAATTGGAAAAGGCTTACAGGTAGCAGAAAGAGTAATACCAAAAGCTACAGCAATGGCAGTAACACCAATAGAACGACAAAAAAGCGGAGGCATAGCCCCAAGATCATTACAACAAATCAAAAAGGAGCGTGGACTATAATGGCAGTACCAAGTGCAAGTGATTTCAATAAATGGAGTGGAACCAAGTTTAGCAATACCGATTGGGACCAAAACGTCGATAAGACAGTAGAAATATTAGCTAATGGCAATTATGACCTTAACGTGGCACAGGTAACAGCTACAAGCTACGTGGGCATCCCATCCGATCAGTTTTCAACAATAACAGCAGGTGAAAACCTTACCGCAGGTGATATTGTAAGAATTAGTGGCGGACAGGCGTATAAGGCAGACAACTCAACGAGTGGCGGAATTACAGCTGTCGTGGGCGTTTGTAATACTACTGTATCCAGTGGCGGAACAGTTAAAATTGACTATGGCTTTTATAATTCGTTTAGTTCATTAACGGCAGGTACTCCATATTACATAGGAACTAGCGGAGCTATAACCTCAACTAAACCAAGTTTATATCCGATTGAAATTGGCCGAGCAGTTAGTGCAACAAGAATTAACCTTAATTTTAGAGAAGACGATAAACCTACTGGAACTATTATTAGTACAGCATTAACATCATCACCTAAAGGTTATCTTGAATGTGATGGTTCAGCAGTTAGCCGAACTACACATGCACGTTTATTTGGCGAGCTAGGCGTTATTTATGGTAATGGTGATGGAAGTACCACGTTTAATTTACCTGATTACAGAGGGCGATTTTTAAGAGGTTTTGATAACACAGCAGGAACAGACCCAGACGCAGCGTCACGTACTGACCGAGGCGATGGAACAACTGGTGATTCGGTTGGTACTAAGCAATTAGATGCAATGCAAGGGCACCATCATACACAAGTACATACGAACGCAAATTTTCAATTTACAAATACTCCAGATGCAGGCGCAGTGAATACAGGATTTTTAGACGGTTCAAATACAGCTGGATCACGTCCTTCTTCATCACCACATCATCTTGCAACAGACCCATATACAGATGGTTCAAATGGTACGCCAAGAACAAGTTCGGAAACAAGACCAACAAATATAAACGTCATGTACTGTATAAAGCTATAAAAATGGAAATACTAAGATACGCCCCATCGTTGTACACATTAATTCAAACCGCATCTGGACAATTCTTCGTCGTCTTCTTTGCTTATGTCGTGATGGCGGTGTATATATTTAAAATGTTCAACGAAATTAGCGCAATTAAGAAAAATATGGAAAAGTACAAAGCGCAAACTGACGATGCGATTAAAAACGTATTGACCGAGCTGAAACAGGTCAGTCGTGTTGTTTATAAAATGGCAGGCAAACTAGAAGTAGATTGATGAATAAAATATATATTAATTTTCACAATGAAAAGTTTAAGTGGTATGAACTTTATTTTTGGACAACTAAAATTATTAAGTTTTTTACAAATGACAAGTACTATCATGTCAGCTGTACAATTGATGGCCAATATTACGAAGCAACTTTTTTTAGTGGAGTTGTAAAGCGGTCGCAGCCCAGCACTAAAATGGGGTTAGTATATGAAATGTTAGTAGATAATAAAACTAAGACGCATTTAAAAAAGCACTTAAACTCACTTTTAGGCGCCAAGTACGACTACTATGCAATTCTATTTGGTTTCTTTGGGTTTAAAAAACATAGCACAAAATCATATTTTTGCAGTGAATTAATGCAAGCAGTTATTAAATACGCTATAGACATAAAGATTAACAACATGAAAACTAATTTGTCGCCTAAAGATATTCGAATGATTTTATCTGGCGCAAAATGCAAATATTACATAGTATAGTGTATTAAGTGCAAACTAAGCTAAGCAGTCTTAAAGAAACATCGTTACAAGTTTTAACTGATATAGGCATAAATATGTGTATTGCAGTGCCATTGGCACGTTTTTTGCATAACGTTGAAAGTAAGGCCATTTTAGACATTATGGTCATTATGACAATTATAAACTTTGGAAAAACTTATGCAATCAGAAGGGCAAACGAAAAAAGAGTCTATTAACACATTGAAAAACAAATGTGATGCGATGCACGACAAATTGTCTAGTATAGAAACAATGACCGCAAGTCGCTGGAAAAGCATCGATGTTGTTATTAATAAATTTATATTTAGCGTTGCTATATTATTATTGCTTAACTGTACAATACTAGCTATTCTGTTTCTTGCTTTTATTTAAAATACAATCGACATCATCACAAAAATTAGACGCATCGCCGATATATATCTCAAACCCCTCGTCTTTTTTTTTGACGATATTTTTAAGAACTAAAGCGTTCGTAATATCGCAATCATTAAACTTATATTTTTTTTGTAGAATATCTTGTAGTGGTTTTATAGGATTGTCCCAGTCTGCACGATTACTTGAAAAATTAAAAATGCAGATAATATAATACTTATCATAATTTATTTCGTATTTAGGCAGTGTATACATAAGTATTTTTTCATAGTCTTTGTAAGCTGACGTTTTAAATCTTCTCCCCTGCCAGCACTCATTAACACTTAATAATTTTATTTTCTTTTCTATTTTTATCATTGTTTGACCTGTATGTTATAATTACTTTGTAATCTCATCACACACGGCA